CATTCAGCTGCTTGTATCGTATGAGGTCGCCAACCAATATATCCGCCTGCTTGGACAGATTCGTCGCGTATGTGCCTCTAACCAGGATCTCTGTCGTCCTCTTTTCCACCAGATACGAATTCTTGCCTCCTGTTATAAAATCCTGACCCGGTGTAACGGTATAATCGAGATAATCGTACAGGTTGGGATACTGGTTCACAACGGCGAACCTGCGGTTGTTCCAGTAATACACAATCTGACTCTGGATCAGGCCGACCAGCGTCCCGTTGCCCCAATCCCAGGTCATGAGCGACTTGACGGTCGCCGTTTCCGAATCGAGAATGCCGATAAACAACGGTGTGAAGAACGAATCCACATAGACCGGGATAATGACGATGCTGCCAAAGAGCACATATGCATTGGGGCTGGGGAAGCAGAACAGATTCAGGATGGATTCCTTGATCTGGACGTACTGGCTCACATTGGGGATCTGAAAGGTAAAGTCATACAACCGACTCCGCCAGCTCATCTGCACAATGGATCGTATCACCGTAAAGGGTGCCAAGACGACATTCGGATCGATCGATGTGAGGATGAGTGTTCCGCTGCTATTGTAATTCACCGAGTACCAAGAAATGACGGTGGGGGGCACCAGGATCGCATCTTCGTATGTCCCAACATGGGGCGTCGTGAAGATGATGTACTTCTGAAACTCCTGAAAATTCTGAAAAATGGTGTACATTATCCCATCAATAATCTCAAAATATAACGTGAGCTTCAGGAGATTGATGTTCGTAATGAGACGATTGGCTGTAGTGCTATTCAAGGACATTTTTGTGTGGGTGGGTTATATCTATCTACAGGCCCGAAAAAAAAAAGTATGTTTCACGTTCTGCTTCACGTAGGACACTCATTCTGAACCTCAGACAGGTGGACGAGGACACTGTCTCCGCTCGTGCTCGAGGATACCTGAAGAAGGACGCGATCGTCCTCGTGTGCGATGACTTCGGTGCTGCAGAGCCTGAGTATGCCCGTCGGCCGATCGGCCAATCTCAGGAGATCCATGAGGGAGGTGATATCTCGGGGATCATCGGTCGAATCCCTGGGATCCACCCAGAGCACAGAGCTCGTCCCGGACCGGCGTCCGAATATATCCCTGTCATAAAACACCGCGTCAAAGCATCGCCCCGAATCGATCACATCGGCCGCGTCTGACACGATGGCTCTCTCCGGTGTCTCGTGAAACAAGAGACGGATGGAGATGGAGCAGGTGCATACTGCGACATCCTCAAAGACTGCAAAGGGCATGGTCTGGGAGCACCCAACTTCGGGGTCGATATACAAAAGATGCTGGTTCCTGAAGTCGATCCCGGTAAGGAGTATCATGTGATGTGTATCGGATCGGATGATGCACAGGACGAGACGACGACTCACCAGAGCATGATTGACGGCGTCGGTGGTGGTCTGAATATCCCTGAAATCAACCTTCAGCCGGCACTTCTTGGCGGTTTCATAACAGATCTGGTCGGGTTTCGTCAGGACGCGTTCCCGCGCGAACGGCCATAGATCTTCTGGGCAGATACCGTACAAATCCACACTCGCCATCAGTGATGGCAGGTATGATCCCCAATCTGTGTGCTCGGTATGCTGGAGTTGCCGCGTCGTGTAGTACATGAAGAGCCTCGATGGGAGAAATACCTCTACGCCGTTCATGCGCATCAGCATGACCAGCCCCGCACACAATGCGGATTCCGCGCAGCACTGGAGATCGGACTGGTCAAAATGATACGAGTCCGCATATGCCGAAAAATCAACCGAGATATGACACATTCTTTACCATGAAATAACAATTTTTTGGACAAGAAGTATGTCAGTTTGGATCCATTCCTTTGGATAATACTCCCATCCGAATCCCCAAAAAAAAATGAAGCAGTCTTATGACTCCCATCACGGAAAGAAATGGAGGACCTCTATGTCTATGACTGGTGCGCGGTCGATCCACCCATAGACCCCTCAGATTACAGCCGATTCAACGACCCCATGATCATGCGGGCCTTCTGCATCGACTCCCGATCGTCGGGATCGATCACACGCCTCGACATTACCGGGTTCAGGCCGTTCATGTACGCATCGCTGCCTCCCGTCGATCGCGGCTGGGTGGACACAAACGCGTCGTCGGTCATCAGCGCCATGATCGCCAAGATGGGCTACCACAGGGACTGCCCCCGTGGCGGTGGGTGCGGCTTCTGCTGGCCGCTGAGCATCGCCGAGTCCTTCTCATTCCAGAAGCGAATGATGCTTTATGAGGGCCACATCGATGGCAGCGTGTGGGTCCTCAGGATCAGCTTCCCGAACCTGCACGTCCGGAAGAAGTGCAGGTGGAAGCTCAACAACTCCGTCATCAGCGTGCGCTCCTGCCGCTACACCGTCCGTGTGCACGAGGCGGACGTTGCGCCGACGCTCCAGATGACAACGACACACGGTCTGCCCACGGTCGGGTGGGTGAGCATCGAGGGAGGCAATGAGATGACGAGGGCGGACGGCGATCGGATCGTGCGCATCGATCTGAAGCGGGTGAGGCGATCGGAGAGGGAGGGGGTGCCGTCGCCGACCATCCTGTCGTTCGATATCGAGGTGTTCTCGTCGGATCCGTCGAGGATGCCGTGCGCCAAGGTGAGCGAGGACGCGATCTTCCAGGTGGGCATCGTCGTCCAGTCGCAGCAGGGAGGCATCAGCAAGACGCTCATGACGATATGCCCATCACCGGGCATGCTTCGATCGCAGTGGGACTGTGATGCGGAGCTCGTCGTGTGCCGGGATGAGGAGGATCTGTTGCTGCGGTTTGCGGCCGCGTGGAGGGACGCCAGGCCGAACGTTGTCATCGGTTATAACATCTTTGGGTTCGACATCCCGTACATGGTGGCGAGGGCGGAGGCGAACGGTGTGCTCACGGATTTTCTGCGGCTGGGGGCGATGGGCGAGCCCGCGACGGTGGAGGAGGTGTCGTGGTCGAGCTCGGCCTACCGGGATCAGCACTTTGTCATACTGATGACACCCGGTGTCATCGGCGTCGACCTGCTCCCCCTCATCCGAAGGGACTTCAAGCTCTCGAACTACAAGCTCAAGACGGTGTCATCGCACTTTATCGGGGATACCAAGGACCCGATGTCGGCGCAGGACCTGTTCAGGGCCTACCGCAGCTGCTGCCTGTGCGATAATCCGGTGGATATGCGAGAACTCGTGAGCGCGGGGAGGTACTGTGTCCAGGACGTGGACCTGGTGCTCCGGCTGTGGAATCACCTGGACTCGTGGATCGGGCTGTGCGAGATGGCCGGCGTGTGCCAGGTCTCCATCTGGGCGCTCTACATCAAGGGCCAGCAGATCAAGGTGTTTTCGCAGATCTATCGCAAATGCCAGGAGATCCGGTGCATCATCAATTCGCCGACACAGGCGCTGTCGTCTCACGGGTACACGGGCGCGACCGTCTTCCCCCCGGACCCGGGCATGTATGCGTGGGTGGTATCGTTCGACTTTGCGTCGCTGTATCCCACCACCATCATCGCCTACAACATCGACTACAGCACGTATGTGCCGCCCGCGCGCATCAAGGACTACGATCCCGAGTCCATCCATCGGATCGAGTGGGAGGAGCACATCGGGTGTGAGCACGACGCCACACACTACACGGCGTCTACGAGGCCGTCCGATACGCAGTGCGGCATGCGCTCCTTCTGCTTCCTCAAGTCGCCCAAGGGCGTGCTCCCGAGCATCCTGGAGACGCTGCTGGATCAGCGCAAGGAGACCCGGTCGGTCATCAAGAAGCTGCGCAAGGACGATCCGCTCCGCCAGGTGCTGGACAAGCGCCAGCTGGCGTACAAGGTGTCGGCGAACAGCATGTACGGCGCGATGGGGGTGTCGAAGGGGTACCTGCCGTTCATGGTGGGGGCGATGTGCACGACGGCGATGGGAAGGCAGAACATTGAAAAGGCGGCCGAGTTTGTCAAGAGGGTGTACGGCGCGAAGCTCGTTTACGGGGACAGTGTTGCCGGGCACACCCCCATAACCGTCCGTGTCCATGGCGAGTTCATGGTCGTGCGTATCGATGATCTCGTCTCTGACGGAAGATTATGGCAGTCGGGGGGGGGAGGCAAGGAGCACGCCGAGCTCGTCGGGGTGGAGGCGTGGACCGAGGATGGGTGGACGGCGGTGCGGAGGATCATCCGCCACCGTCTCCCGGCCGGCAAGAAGATGCTTCGGGTCATCGGGCCGACATGCGTCGTCGACATAACGGAGGATCATTCGCTGGTGGATGCGGACGGCCGGTCGATAACCGCGGCGGAGATGGTCGCCAAGGGTGTTCGGCTGATGCACAGGCGATGCGGTCAGGGTCATGCCACGATTGTGGCTCATCCTGTGGTGGCGACGGATCAGGTTAAATGCGCAAAGATTACGAGGGCGATGGAGGCGGCCGGCATGAATTACGGGATCGAGGTGTCGGGCGATGTCATCAGGGTCATACCGATGAAGCATCCTCCGGTGGATAACGAGTATAGGGTGGTCCCACTGGGGCACACGGACGGGTATGTGTACGACCTGACGACGGACAATCATCATTTTGCGGCGGGGGTGGGGGACCTGGTTGTGCACAACACGGACAGCATTTATGTGCACTTCCCGGGGATGAGCACGGCGGCGCAGATATGGGAGCACGCCCTCCGTGTGGAGGAGAGGCTGGTGAGCCTGTTCCCGTCGCCGATGCGCCTGGTGTTTGAGGAGAAGGTCTTCAAGCAGTTCCTGATCCTGACCAAGAAGCGGTACATGGCATTGACGTGCTCATCGCCGGATGGGAGCATCGATCGGTCGCTGACGATCAGGGGTGTGCTGCTGGCGAGGAGGGACAACTGTGCGTTTGTGCGGAGGGTTTATGAGACGGTCGTCAGATCCATCATGCAGGGCATGGGGAGGAGCGAGGTCGCGAACGTCATCCACGAGTCCGTGGTTCCGGCCCTGATGGGGCAGTGTCCTCTGAGCGACTTTGTCGTCACCAAGCTGTTGGCGTCGGGGTATGTTGTGTGCCCGCTCCCCGACGATCCCACCAAGCGGACGAAGCGGCTGAAGGATCTGGGCATAAGAACGTCGTATGCATCGCAGTGCACATTGTCTTGGCACGAGGATTCGTGCAGGACGATCCCGGCACCGCCCCCGATGGATGCGGGGAGGCTGGTCATGACGGTCGTGTCGGTGAGGAGGGTGTTCCCGAAGGACGCGGTCATTGATTCGGGGAGGCTGTGCGACCTGTGGAAGAAGCACATGGGGACGTCCGAGACGCCACCGGAGTGGGGCGATCCGGGTGGGGACATGTGCGAGGTCGTGAGGAGGGTCATGGCGGACAAGGCGGTCATTGTCATGAATGACAAGAAGACGATGGGAGAGATCTTTTCATCGGACAAGTCGTGCATCGCGATGGTGCGTCGGATCATCCGGAGTCATTTCGGCATGTCGGAGGATCATGATCTGAAGGCTCACCCGGACATGACGATCCAGCAGCTGCAGCGGATTTTGGATAAGGAGAGGTGGGCGATCGTCATGGACGGTGTGCGGCACTGCCGCGGGTGCGAGTGCACGCTGTGCCTGTTCAGGGACCGATCGCTGCCAGCGCATGCCCAGCTGGCGAGGCGGATGGGTCTTAGGGGGTCGTCCGTCGAGCCGGGGACGAGGATGGAGTATTGTATCACGAGGCATGCCGATGATCCGAAGGCGAGGCTTTCGATGAAGCTGGAGGACCCGGACTACATCCGTTCATCGAGGGGTCTCATCAGGGTCGATGTGTTTTATTATCTGGACCTGTTGTGCAATGCCCTGGATCAGCTGTGCACGGTGTGCTTCAGGATGCCCGTGTTTAAGCAGCAGCTGAGGATCTACAAGGCGAGGCGCGAGTGCATGTCCATGATCGAATCCACCCCCGAAATAATCATCCCATCATGGACAAAAATTGAAGATAGTCCGTCCAAGGTATGAGAGCAAGATGAGGTTCTTTCTGAGGACGGTGTGCAGTGCTTACTGCGCGTTGATGCGACCCCTCGACGGTGGCATCCGGAGTGCTCCGGTAGTCCGGACGGCACTTGATGTGGGGTGTGGGGAGGGACGATCCACCATCGATTTGTGGAAGAAGCATCCCGATCATGTTGTGCTCGGCATCGACCGAGACGCGACAAAGATCCGCAGGGCTCGAATGAAGTATCCGAACGTGCTCTTCAGGACGGCGGATCTCATGGATCTGACATCAGGGGGCTTTGATATCATACAGATGAGGAATGTGATTCACGATGTCGATGATCTGGAGGGTGCGATCGCACGGATCAGCCACCTGCTCAGGCCCAACGGGCTGTTCATCCTTTCCGAAGAGGACACGCGCGATGTGCACACACTCAGCAGGTATTACCGCTCCTGTAGCACATCGATGGGCTGGTGCCGACAATGCATCATCAATGACGACAGGGCAGAATTCATCTTCCAAAAATCCTGGACCTGAGACAATCGACCTCTATGAAGAGGTCTTTAAGGAGGATGATGACGACCCCGGATTCATTAAAAATCCGTAAGATGGATTTACCAAACACTGCACGGGTCAACTTTGGATTCACTCGGATCTCCTATCCTCATCTGATTCTTTAAACCTGTAATCAAACCCACCTTATGAACAGGGTTCAAACCATCTACAGATTATTGATGAAACGGCTTAAAGACGTGATATGTCTTTAAATCATTTCGGTCATTGCTTTAAGGCGGTTCCAACCCGGATCAAAAACCCTTCCCAAATTGAGTTAAGGATTCATCTAAGGGGGGGGGTTGAATACAGAGAAGGAGAGAAAATCCAAAGTTAAACCCGGTTTGAGTCTTATCGCGTAGCACTTCCTCCTGTTGAGTGGAAGTACCCCTTCAGTAGTCCACTGGGACTGATTAGTTCCTGAATCTGTTGATCATTGCTTGGACGACGAGTGGATTGTTGTTTTTGTGCTCTGGGGGCCTTTTTTGTTTTCTGATCGGCGAGTAATTCCTGTTCAGAAGGTCTTCTGGATGATGGCCGCTTCAGATATTGAAAAATGCCGCCTCTGAACCAAAAATCCAAGAATGGGTTGCCGGTTCTGAGAGGCGCAGCGGTCGATCTGCTGCTTGTTGTGGAATGCGTGGCGCGTTGCACCTCCAATCCTGGTATAATCAGGCCGATGCTTCGGTTAACGAACGAATACAGGGATTGTGAGCGATGCACCTGTTGGTAAGGATTTATGCATGATGTTGGCCCGTGTATCTCAATACCTGAAAGCACCGTCCTGAGCTTCGCAAACGTCTGCTTCAGCGTATCAATCGTGCAATTAAAATTTGATTCAAGCACTTGTCTTATCGGCTCAGCATCTGTCCTTAACTTTTGGGTAATCTGTTGCTCGGTAAGGTTGTGAACTTTGGACGCATACTGCAGATTAATAGCCGCGACCACTCGAAACACCATGATAGCATATACAAACACATCGAGGTATTCCGGAGTGGAGCGGCCATCATTACGGTATATCTTTGAAAGATATTCGCGTGCCTTCTCCTCAGTCTGGTCAAAATTTTGTGTCAGTATCTTTGCCGCTGTTCCGCCGTGATTCAGCTTATTGAAGAACTGTATAAACTTGCTTTCTGATTTCGTCGCCCTGCTTCTCCACGTTATCCCATGTTCCTTTTTCAACTCCTTCATCCTTGCACTTAATGTTTTGACACCCATAGTTCGCGGATAATAATTCAGGGTGAGCTCATCGCCCTGTCTTATCTGCCTCAGTGTCATGACAACTATCGGATTTAAATTCACGTCCGGAATCTCCTGATGGATAAACGTCGTTATGGTTGGTGATATAAGAAAGGCGCAGTTGGTGTCGGCATTGTCATGATTAAAGAATGCGATGACGGGGATAAATAGTGCAGAACCGGGTCCCGTCCAATCATACGTATATTTTGTAAAATGTCTGTCATTTGTCATATGGTGTTCTGGCTGATCCTTCAACCGCACCAATAAGTTGTCTGAAGTATACTGCTTCACCAGATTAGGGTCATATTCTTCTATAAGGACGACTGTGTGGGGGGAATGTCTTCCGTCGCAATGATTCCCATCCCGGCATTGGGTATCAGAGACGGTCCTATCATTATTCCCTTTGAATAGCACGGAGTGTATGCATGCGTGGGTAATCCACTCCTCCGACGCCCGGCTGAAGCCCCTCCTGTGCTGCTGCGACGCCCGGTCGTTCGCTTCTTCTCTGACATTTTTTACTTACAAACTGATTTAAAAAAAAAAGCATATCTATGGGAGTTTTTTCCAAAAGAGAGCCACATGATTGAAACCAACTTTAGGCCGGCTTAAGCCGTATTAAAGTTTGATGGGGGTTGGTTTCAACCCTGCATCCAAAACTCGACCTTGAAAAAAAGGTGGGTTTGAATAGGATGCCCGAACGGGGTTTGACCGATCCACCGTGATAATGATATAAAAATGAAGGGTGGTGGATACAAGGTTTGTTGGAAAGGAGCATGGCTGCGGCGAAGAACAGCAAGAACTTTGTGCTGAAGAATGTCGATCCGGTGACGATCGATGACAAGTACCGTTTTTCGATCGATTTCAATCTGAACAAGAAGATTGTGCCTCCGAATGCCGTCAGACTGGACGATAATAGCGAGACCCAGACCAAGAAGATCCCGGCCGGCAAATCATCCATGATGGGATCGACGATACGCGTCGTCCATGACGGGATGGAGAAGGTCCCTCACATCATGGACGTGCCCACCTCGCTGATGGATCAGGGGAGCGTCCCCGCCGCGCTGAAGAACAAGGAGTTCGTGTCGATCACATTCCTCGACGAGTCGAAGCGGGAGCACCACTGTGTGTCAACCATGACGACCCATGAGGAGATTGGCGAGACATCGATTCTGCACTGCTTCTGGTGCCGCCACCCCTTCCCGTACAGACCGATAAGTGCGCCCATCAGCTACGTGCCGAACCGCCTGCACAAGCAGTACCACTCGGAGATTACGCATGACACGCACATTCTCCGTGAAAATGTGGACAAGAGCATCCCCGATCACGCATCGGGCAGTGTCATGGTCGCGCTACAGAAGCGAGATTATTATGTGAGCGACGGGGTCTTTTGTTCGTTCAACTGCGCCCTCGCGTTCATCCGGTCCAACAAGCACGACCCGATCTACCGGGAGAGCGAGACGCTCCTGAACAAGATCTACTACGACCTCTTCGGCCTCGACAACCCCCCCATCCACGCATCGCCATCATGGAGGCTCCTCCGCAATTACGGGGGACACCTGACCATCGAGGACTTTCGGAGGAACCTGTTCAAGGTCGAGTACAAGCCCATCCACAGCACCGTCCTTCCCGTCATGAAGCCCATGGGTTTCCTCTTCGAGCGCCAGATCCGAATCTGATCTTAGGACAGTCGTCCTGACAGAATAAGGAGCTGCAATGAGCGGTCCACAAATCGCCTTCTGGGTCATGACCTCATTCATGAGCATGGTCGGCGTCTGGCGCCTTGCAGACAGCTGTCTGCGCAAGAGATGGTATGATCAGGTGGTGAGAGAAGAACTCCAGCAACCATAACAACTGTACAGGGTTGAAACCATCTACAATTTATTGATAAGACGGCTTAAAGACATTTCATGTCTTTAAATCATTTCGGTCATTGCTTTAAAGCGGTTCCAACCCTGCAACTGTATGGGCCGACTTTGAATCCACTCCAATGACCTCTCCTCCATAAAACCATCTTAAGGATTAGATGAATCCTTAAGTGTGTGATATGATTGATTACTGACATCGGTAATGTGTATCGATGTAATGCCGGATGATTGTTTCTTCGGACGAGGTTGCCTCCTCACCATTGTCCTTTGTAATTGTAAGTCGGATCGGATCAGACTGAAGTCCATTAGACCAATCGTATCTGAAGTGAAAATCGAATCGGACTTCATAATTGACCCCTTCCTTTTCCATAATAATGACCTCCTTCGTCGTCGCCCTCCCCTCATCCAGACAACTCTTGATCAATTTGAAGCATTCCGACGAGCTCTTGACGTGAAATCCCCGCGACATGTCGTTTACCATCTTATCAACTTTGGTTAAATAACGAGCGCGATTCATGATGATAAAAAAATGTCTGTCGAGATGGGTCTGAGGAGGATGTATCACGGTCGTCTGGATGAGGACCTGACATGATAGCTCTGACCAATGAATGAATGAATTTAATCCTATCTCTTCATCTGATCACGGTCGGTTCGTTAATGTGCGGGCAGGGTTGGAACCGCTTTAAAGCAATGACCGAAATGATTTAAATACATGATATGTATTTAAGCCGTCTTATCAAT